TTTGGCACCGCAGCAGCAAACCCGGTCGCGGTGTCGCCTGGCTTCGGAGCCGGCAGCATGGCCGCCGCACGCGGAGCGGACAGGGCCAGCGTTCCGGGCTACGCGGGCGTCTCCAAACTATACGCAACGAGGTGATCGATGCCCCAACCGAACCGCTATTATAACGACCCGAACCTTGGGGCTGCGTTTTCGAACCTCGCAGCGGCCTTCGCGCCGCCGAGCGGAAGCGATCTGGCCGGGTATGCGACGGCCGCTGCCAAGCGCCAGGAAGCAGCGCGCCTCGCCGAGTTCTACAACTACGCCAAGGACCCGAATTATAGCCGCGAAATGGCCGATCGGCTCGGTATCGGCGTCGGCGCTTTCGGGCCGAACCAGTCGTATTATTCGGTCGATCAAAGCAATCTGACGTCCCGCGCCAACAACCAATACAGCGCTGACCAGTCGCTTGCAGGCACGAAGTATACGTCCGACAACGCGTATAAGGCATCGACCGAAAACAACGCGGCCGATAACACGCGCGCCATCACGACGAACGCGGCCGATAACACGCGCGCCATCACGACGAACGCGGCCGACAATACGCAAAAGTCGATCGCTGCACTATACGGCCCACTCAACGCGAACCAGTCCACTCCGGTTATCCCTAGCGACGTGGCCGGGTTGGTCGGTCTGCCGGAGGCCATTCCGGCGCGCAGGGGTATCGTTACGCTCAACCAGGGCGAACGCGCGACGTTGCCGGATGGTCAGGTATTCAACGGGGCCGCGAAGCCGCTCACGGAAACGGAGTTGGCGGCGCAGCAGCAAGCTAAACTGGTAGAGGACGGTGTCATAACGCAGCAGCAGTTGGCCGACGCCATCACTGGCAAGAACAACCCTGTCCAGACAGTCGGCCCCGACGGAAAGACCCCGATCTATATGACGCCGGGCGCTGCGACGCGCACGAACGCGCAGCCTTACAACCCGTCAGCAGACAACACCGCTATGGTCGAGGGAACGGCCGTCATCAACGGCGTACCGCAGCAGGTTTTCCGTCGCGCAAACGACAGCCAATATTACACGGCGGACAAGCAGCCCTTGCCATCTGGTACTCAGGTGTTCGACAAGGCCCACCCGACCGGATCTTCCGCCGACGTCGGCCTCAAGCCGACCGAAGCGTCCGACAAGGCGGGCATCTTCTACAGCCGCGCCGCTCCGGCGAGCGCGAACATGGACGCGGCGATCGGCGGCGGCTACCAGCCAAGCGACGTTGACTATGAGACAGCGATCGGCGTCATGAGCAATCTGCCCAACGCCCTCAACAGGCATTTCACGTCTGAGGAAGGGCGCAAGTTCTACAACGACGCGCAGAACTTCATGATGTCCGTTCTTCGCCCGGATACCGGCGCTGCCTTCGGCGCGGACGAGTTCCAAAGCTACGCCAAGGTGTTCATCCCGATGCCGGGGGACAACGCAGAGACCCTGCAAGCAAAGTCGGTCGCCCGTCAGACGGCCCTCGCCGCGTTGCAGGGAACGTCGCGCGGCTCCGCGGAAAACATCGCCCGTATTCTTCAGTCCCAGGGTCTCGCGATCCCGAAGGAGATGGCCGATGTTATTGCGCGCGGCGGTATCGGTACAAAGACGGGCATCCCCACGTCGCCGCAGGCCGGCGTTCCTACGCCACCTCCGGCGGTTGACGTCCAGTACCCGAACATGCCTGCCGAAGGCCAGCCCGGATCGAAGACCAGCCCTGTTGCAGTGCAGTCGCCCGAAGAGGCGGCCAAACTGGCTCCGGGCACTTGGATCATGGTTCCGGGCGATCAACCCGGAACGACCACACTCGGAAGGGTTCCATAATGGCCGAAGATCCGTGGGCAAAATTCCGTGTTCCTGCCGCGCCGGCCGCTCCCGCGCCGGTTGGTGACCCGTGGGCAAAATTCAGGGTAGGGCCGTCATCCAACGGCGACCTTAATGGGTACGTCCCGGCAGGGCCGACTGAAAACCCTCTACCGCCTACCCCGGCTGCCGTGGCAGCACCGGCCCCCGTCCCTCCCGCGCAGGAAAAGTCCTCGTGGGGCGGCGACGTCATCAAGAGCCTTGGCAGCGGTATTGTCCGCGGAGCCGTCGAGCTGCCTATGCTCCCGGCCACGATCAAGCGCGCGGGCGACGCAGGGGCCGACTATCTGGTGCGGGCCATCATGGGCACGTCGCCGGAAGAGGCCGCAAAAATAGACGCAGCGCGCAGCGCAGGCCCGGCAGGCCAGATCGATAGTGTCGTATCCGGCGCGCAGGACGCCGTACGCGGTGTCATGGACGACAATCTGCACAGGCCGGAAACGACGGCTGGCCACTACGCCGAAACACTCGGAGAGTTCGTCGCGCCCGGAGGCTTGCCCTCCAAGGCGACCAGAGCTGCGCCCACGCTTCTGCGCAAGGCAGGCGGCTACCTGCTCGATCTCGGAGAAAACGCCGTCGTTCCGGCGCTCACCTCCGAAACTGCTGGACAGCTATCGGAAGGTACGAAGGCCGAGCCGTACGCCCGTCTGCTCGGCGCACTGTTTGGCAACCTTACTGTCCACGGGCTGAAGGCCGCCAACACGCCAGAAGCTCTCCTTCGCCAGGCTGTTCCTGATCCCGGCGAAGTCGATTGGGCCAAGGCCCGTGCTCTCCTAGACAACTCGACAGGCATCCGCCTGACGGGGCCGGAAGCGATCGCGCAGGCACAGGGCGGCGGTTCCGCGCTTCCTGACGTGCTCCGCGTCGTAGAAGGCTCTCTGCCCGGTCGCGCAAAGACAGGGCCATTCTTCGCGGCCCGTCCCGGCCAGGTAGATACGGCTGTCGGCAATCTGCTCGACGACATCGGCCCGCAGAGCGCGGTTCCTTCCGAACTCGGCCCTCGTGTATCGCAGGCCGCGGAAAGCGCCATCACGGCCTCTCCTGAAGGTCAGGCGCTCATCGATGCTATCTCCAAGTCCGGCCCGCGCACGACTGCGCAGCAGGCAGGCGAAGTGATCCAGCCGGCGCTCGGCGCTGAATACAAGCGTCTCGTTGATGCTCGTGGCACCGCGGCCGATGCAGACTATGCGGCAGCACGCGCTGCTGCGCCCACGATCCCTGTGGACAGTCTCCAACCGCAGAGCACCATGCAGAAGCCGGGCTACACGCGCCTGGAACCGGGCGAAAACGCGATCACGGGCCAGCCGGAGATGCAGCCATCCGCCGTGCCGCCGCAGTACCAGACGCCGGCCCTCGCCAGCAACACCGGCCCCGACATGATCCAGGTCGATGCGCGGTCTGCCGTGCGTGACATCGATGCGTTGCTTGCGAGGGAGGCCGAGACCAGTGCCGCCCATGCAGCGCTGCGGGATGCGCGCGGTCTGCTGTTCCGCGATGGCGATGCCGTCAACACCAGCGTCACCGGGCTCGAAAGCGCCCGAAACAACATCAACGGCATGATCTCCGAGGCGAAGAAGAACGCACAGAGCCACGTCGTCGAGAGGCTGGAACGGGCGCGCGACGCGCTCGACAAGTCTCTGGCCTCGTCGCCGGAATACGCGCAGGCCAACAAGAACTTCGCCTCTGCCAGCGCTCCGCTGGAGCCGTTCAACTCGCCCGGCGTCGCGAAAACGATCAGACGCGACGAGTTCAACAGCCGCTTCGCGACGCCCACCGAAGAGGTGCCCGGCCATATCGCCACGCCGAGCGAGGCGCAGAACTTCAAGACCGTCGCCACGCCGGAAGCACAAACTGCGATGGCCAATCATCTGGCCACGAAGGTGCTCGACAGCGTCACCGACGGGGCCGGCAACATCTCCGGCGAAGCGCTTGCCAAGGCACTCCGCGACAACGAGGATCTGCTCAACCAGTTCCCCGAAGTCAGGCTGAAACTACAGGCCGTCATCGATGCACAGGGCGGCATGGCTAGTGCCAGAAGCGGCCCGATCGGCGACGTGGCGTCTGCTGGTCGTCCCGGCCCGCTAGGCGAGACCGGCGGCCGTACGGAAGCCGCAGGCAGCGCTATCCTGCCCGCTAAACCACTGACAGGCTCGGAGAGCGAGACGGCCGACGCCGTGCGCCGCCTCGTGCAGCAAGACCCGGAAGCAACGACCGGCGTGGTGCGCCAGAACCTGGCTGACCGCTTCGGCTCCGCGAATACCGTCACTCAGGGCGGCGATCGGGAGTTTGCGGGCGCCAAGTTCGTCAAGGACATTGCAGGCAACGAGCAGAAGCGCAACACGCTGGAGGCCGTCTTGCAGAACTTGCCGACCGATGACGCCATGAAGCGGGCACCGGAGCTGCTCGACGTGCTGGAGGCCACCGCCCACCGCAAGCCGATCGGCAGCGCCACGGCGTTTACCAACTCGACGCAAGGCGTCCTCGGTTCCGGCTCCCCGGCCGGACGGGTGCGCGACTTCATCCTGTCGCTCGGAACATCGGCCATCAACAACGCCAAGGATATGGGCAACAAGATCGCCTATCGCCACAGCATCACGACGCTGGCCGACATGTTCACCGATCCGAAGTCCGTCGATGTAATCCGCGATGCGCTCGGCCGCAGTCTCGGCACTGGCGTCAACGACGCGCTCCGCGCAACGGTCAAGCAGTCGGGGACAACAACGAGACCAGGAAAGTAAAATGGCAGGGTTCGATCTCTCACCTTACGCAGTCGGCGGGGCAACCCGCTCCGACACGTTTTCCGGCATGCAGCCGGCCTTCTCGTCGGCCCTGTCAAACATGTTCTCGTCGGCGCCGCCGGAGATCCAGCAGAACCTTCGCGTCATGTCCGGCTATCGCTCGCCGGAGCGCCAGGCGCAGTTGTGGCAGGGTGCTCTGGCCAAATACGGCTCGCCGGAAGCGGCGCGCAAATGGGTCGCACCTCCGGGCCGGTCGCAGCATAATCACGGCGACGCGGCGGATCTGAAATATCTCAACCCGTCGGCCCTGGAGTGGGCGAAGGCCAACGCACCGAAGTTCGGCCTGAGCTTCCCGTTGTCGAATGAGAACTGGCACGTCGAGTTGGCAGGAGCGCGTGGCGGGCATCCGCAGGCTATGGCCAGCGCAGCGCCGACTGGCGGCGCGGCATCGCTGTTCGCCCCGCAGACCACGCCGGGCGGCGTATCGGCCCCCTACACCCCGCAGGACATCGGCGGCGACTTCGGCCTTCCTTCGCTGGCGCTCCTGTACAGTCAGCAGCAGAACCAGCGGCAAGAACGGGAAGATGAGCAGCAGGCCGAACAGATCCGGCGTGCGGCTCTATTCGGTGGCGGCAATGGTGTCGCGAGCCTTTACGGCTAGTAGCCCCTGAACAAGTTCAGTACGAGCAGCAGGCAAACGAAGCCCACATAGACCCAGATCATGTCATTTCTCCCTTGGTTGTAGCGGCCAGCATAACCCGTCATGCGTGGGTTCGCAATCCCGTGTGTATTACACAATCATAGGGCGATCTACCCTATTCTCAAAATACCAGTTTAACGTGGGTGCGCAAAAAGGTGCGCAAATTTCTGTATGTTGGGCGTTTTCAGAATGTTTGGCGAATGCGTAAGATATTGATATCACTGCTATAAACAAGCACAAATCGAGCCGTTTCTACCCTATGGCCCTTCCCTTCATCAAGGGTAATGTCTGTTTGTTGTCTGGCCTTGTATTGTAAGGACTTTCCTTGTTTCTCAGGACATCCCGAAGATCAATGTCGGTCAGTGTAGGTCGTTGTAGGTCAAAATATGGTGCTTTTGGTGCGCAAATTGCGCAACCGAATGCGCAAAAATGCGCATCATTCTGCGGGCTCCAGCACGCCGTTGCTGATCCTGCCGACAGTGCCAGCGGGGTCATCAGGGCACCATTTCGCGTATACCTTCTCGACCATCGCAATCGTATTGCCGAGCACCTTGGAGATGACGAAGAGCGGCACTCCGTTGCGCGCCATGTGGGTGGCCGCCGTGTGGCGAAGAACGTGCGGCGACACGCCAGATGCTGTCGGCTTCTGCCCGCTTCCCCGCCGCTCGCCACCGAAGCCGGCGTTGATCGCGGCGCGCTGGACGGACGTCCAGACATCGCTGTCGCTGTCGAGCACAATTTCGTTTACACGCTCTTCATACGCCCGTAGCAGGATGGGACGCAGTGCCGGCGAGATGGCCACGGTGACGCGACGCTTCTTGGTCAGCTTCCGGCCCGGCACGTTGTAGTCGATCGTGTTGGTATCGAAGTCCACCCGGTCCCACGTCAGGTCGAGGATGGCCTGCTTGCGAGCGGCCGTCTCCAGCGCCAGCCACAGGAACCGCTCGATCCGCGACAGGCGAGGCCCGCGGCGCATCTTGGCGGCGGCATCCAGGAGCCGCTGCATCTCTTCCATGCGCAGCCAGCGGTCACGGGGCTCGCCTTCCGCCGGCAGATCTATCAGCGGGATGTCGGCCTTCTCAATAATGCGCGGGTTATGGCGCGGGCGGGCGCAGTAGTTCAGGGCAGCCACAAGCGCCCCAATCTCTCTTCTGACGGTGGACGAGCCGGACTTCAGCCCGATCTTCCCTGCCGCGCGCTTCTTTTCGTAGTCATCGACGCAATCCTGGTTGAGCAGGCCGAGCGTCAGGTGGCCGAAATGGGGGCCGAGATTATTCCAGATCTTGTCGGCCGATACCGGCGAGACGTTTTCCTTCTCGACGTGCTTCGTCCGATACACCTGCCAGAGCTGGCTGACGGTCAGGGCGGCGCGCTGCTCGGTTGTCGGGTTGTTGCGATGGCCGCCGATCAGGAGCCATTCCGCGAACCTCTGTTCCGCAGTATCGCGGTCTTGAGTGCCCATGCTTTTGCGTCGGCTGCGCTTTCCTTCGGACCAGTAGGCGTAGAAGTGGCCGGTGTCGGTTTTGTCGAGAATGGGGGTCGGCATTTCATACTCTCCAAATAAGCAGTCAGGTCAGTTTCGTCGATGAGCACCGGGCGGCCCCGGACGAAAGACAAGCGTCCGCTAAGGCGCAAACGTTTGATTTTCGACGGGCTGCAACGAAGGCGGTCAGCTACTTCCTTTTCCGTCAACAGCATCGTCGGTCTCCAGTAGGTCCATAATCCGCACAGCGACGCGTGTCGTGACGAGACGGTTGATGCGCAGCCAGGCGACGCCAGGAGCGTTCGGGCTAACCCGCATTTCGAGGGAAGGCGTGTCGGCGTCGATCGCACCTTCTACGTGGTTGGGCAGCAATTCCTCCGGCGAGACGTCGAGTGCTTCGGCCAGCGTCTTCAGGCTGGAGGGCGTCGGCAGCGACTTGCCTCGGACGTAAACGGATATGCTGTCCCGCGGTAGGCCAGATTGTCTGGCAAGTTCGCTCTGCGTCCAACCTTTGGTCAGCATAAGACTATAAAGGCGCTTTCCGAATTGTTCTTTTGTCAGGTGCTTCGGGGCAAGCCTTACGTCTGAAAGGCTATCGCCAGCTAAATGCGTGCGTACTTTGTTAGGCATTACTCAATCTCCCGTGTTTACCACACACCTTATCTCGGTGTATGTCGCTTGTACTACAATATTTTGTAGGTTGTCAACAGACATTTTGTCCGCCAATGGACGTATTGTCCGTTGACACCAACATACAACCATCGTAAATGGAAGACACCCAACCAACAAACAGAGGGAGCGCCGTGGGTGTTCGATGCGAGAAAGTTTCTGGAGGACAACTTCGGTACTGCGGATGCAGTCATCGGGTTGGCAGCGCAATACGGGCTTGAGATCCCCGTGCGCGACACGGTGCGAAAGTGGTTCGCCCGCGGGTCTATCGCAGGCGAATGGCTTCCGGTGTTGCTTGTGCTGCTGGAGTTGGAAAAAGGGAAACTAACCAGCCTGAAAGGCTATGTTCAGGACGGAGGTTGCAATGACATATTTGCATAAAGAACAGGCCAAGTTGATGGAAAACGAACTGAAGATGTGGTGGACGCTGGTGTCTGAAAGGCGGGCCGCATTCCGGCGCGACCCCTTCGACCCGATCGTGGAGGAGTACCGGGACGAGTTGGAAGTGCTGCATGAAATGACGGAATGGCCGGGCTTGAAGGCCCTCTGTGGGCGCACGTTGGTGTATGATATACAGAAAATGGCCCACGCGGAGGCTATGCGCTTCTGGGGCGAGCAGATCGACCTTCACTGGCTCTGCCCGTCCGACGTAGTCGTGGCTGTTTGCGCGGCCAAATGATCGAGATCGCCTTGTTGGGCGCCCCGCGTGGCAAGGAGCGTCCCAGAATGACGAAAACCGGCCACGTTTACACTCCCGAAAAGACGCGTGACTACGAAGCGGCGCTGAAATTCGCCGCCAAGGAAGCAATGGGCGATCGGCCACCGCTAGACGGCCCGTTGCATATGACAATGAAGGTGGTCGTGCCGATCGCACAGTCCTGGCCGAAGAAACGCCAGGCTGCGGCGAGAGCTGGAACAGAGTTTCCGACGAAGAAGCCGGATCTCGACAACTTCATGAAAGTGATCGACGCCTGCAATTTGATTGTCTGGATTGACGACAGTCAAATAGTGACAGCCAACATCGAAAAACGGTACGGCGACAAGCCTGGCATGTGGATATTTGTCAGTCACGTCGGCCAACAGGAGGATATCTTCGCATGACTGAGATCAAGGACCTGAATGTGACCCTGACCGACGCCGATCTGGCGGTCGAGGGTGAAATTAGACTGGCCAACTACCGGCGAAAAACGTCGGAGATGGCCTACCCTGACGACAATCCGAAGACCGCGGTCGGGCTGACAAAGCCGAGCACGGCAGCCATTCCGCCGGTCGCGATCATCGAACTAGGCCGAGCGATGGCCGACGGCGCGGTCAAGTACGGCCGGTTCAACTGGCGGGATAAAACTGTCACGACGACCGTCTACACGGACGCGATCGACCGACATATGCTGTCGTTCCGCGACGGCGAGAACCTGGCCACCGACAGCAAGATCGGCCATCTTTCCCATGTCATGGCATGCTGCGCTATCCTGATCGACGCCCTGTCAGTCGGGAAGCTCAACGACGATCGCCGCGCCGACGGGCAGGCTTCGAAATTAATTTCGGATCTTACCGTCAACCCCCGTTGACATTCGTCCGGCGTGTATGATCTTGTGTAAGACAATGGCATACACGCCGACGTTCCACTAAATTATGCTTTCCTGCCTGCCCTGCTTTCCTGAAGGAACATTCCGATGCCTAGAAGCCACCCCTATACAGCAGAGCAGCGCCTCGCCGCCTTCTACGCGAAGACGATGCCAGTGCCTTTCTCTGGCTGCCTCATCTGGCTAGCGGCCACACGGCCCTTCGGCTACGGCGTATTTGGCGTTGGCCAAAAGACGTACATGGCGCATCGCTGGATTTTCGAGAACAAGGTTCGGCCGCTTCGCCCTGGCGAGATACTTTGCCACAAGTGCGACGTACCGGCCTGTGTGAACATAGACCATCTTTTCCCTGGTACAAAAGCTGACAACTCGGCTGACATGACCGGCAAGCGCCGTCACTGGACATACTGCTTTCGTGGCGAAATGAACCGCACCGCGAAGCTTGACGAGGAAAAAGTGGCCGACATCCGCAGGCTTGTCCGCAAGGGTTGGAGGCACGCGGACATAGCCGACATCTACGGTGTCCACAAATCGCTCATCTCACACATCAACCGCGGAAAATCCTGGGCGAAGCCTTCTGGCATCGAACTCGTCGGAACGAGGTACGAATAGTGCTCATCCCATTCCCTACACAGATTTCCGGCGCAGAGTTCCTGTCCGCCAAGCCCGCGGCGCTGCTTGCAGACGATCCAAGGGTCGGCAAAACCGGGGCTTGCATAATGGCCGCCGACTACAACCTTGAAGAAAAGGTTCTCGTCGTAACGACATCATCGGGCCGTCCAGTATGGCAGCGCGCTATACGCTCTTGGTCGCCCTTCGGCCGTGTGTGCCAGGTGCTCAACAAAGGTACAGACAGGATCGCCCCCGATGCTGGCGTCGTCATCGTAAGCTGGAGCGGGATCACCAACCCTAAAATAAGGTCACAGTTGCTTGGCCGGAAATGGGACAGATTGGTGCTAGACGAAGCTCACATGGCAAAGTCGGTAGCTGCGCGGCGCACGCAATCGGCCTACGGCGAGTTCACGCTCGGCGGATCGCTCATCAACGACAGCACGGCGCTGGCCAGGGCGGCCGACTATAAGGTCTGGTGTCTGACCGGGACGCCATTGCCGAACAGCCCGGCAGACGCCTACCCGATGCTGCGGGCGCTGCGGCCGCACTGCCTGCACGCCAGGGACGGCATGCCTGACGTCACGAAATATGACGATTTCCTGCACCGCTACTGCGTCGTGCGGATGAAGAAGATTTCCAACTTCAGGAAGATCCCCGTCGTTGTCGGCGGGCGGAACCTGGAGGAGCTGCGCTCCAGGATCGGAGATTTCATGTTGCGCCGGACGCAGCAGGACGTCGGTATCCGGGCGCCGATCTACGAGACACTGCCGCTCGCCGTGTCGCCAGCCATGCGCCGGGAAGTCGAGGGCAATCTCGACGCCGCGATGGTGTTGGCCGCAGCAGAGGCCGGAGATACCAAGACGCTCGATATGCAGCTCGGCCCATTGCGCCGGCTGACAGGCGAGATCAAGGCCCACGCGGTCGTCGCAGCGGTCAAGGAAGAGTTCGAATGCGGGCTCGACAAGATCGTGCTGGCCTACTGGCACAAGGACGTCGGCCAAGTCCTGAAAGACGGCCTTTCGACGTATGGCGTTGTCGGTATTGACGGTAGCAGCGGCCAGACACAACGCGGAGAGGCCGAACAGCGCTTCCTGCACGACCCATCGATCCGGGTCTTTCTAGGCCAGATCAAGGCCGCCGGAGAGGCGATCGATCTCAGTTCATCGGCGAACCTGTGGTTTGTCGAAACCAGCTTCACGCCGTCCGACATGGCTCAAATGTCGAAGCGTGTCACCAACCTTCTGGCTACCCGCCAAAGCTTCGTCCGGGTTGCCGTTTTGGAAGGATCTATCGACGAGGCATTGCAGGAAATCCTCCTTCGCAAATGGACAGCCATCCGCGAAGTGATCTCCTAAACCAAGGAACCAACCAATGCATATCAAACTTGACCTTTGGAGCACCGCGCAGCTCGACGCTTTCGGTGACTTCTGCAAGGCGCTGGCCACAGCGCAGCGCAGCGATGAAGCAGAGAAGCGCAAACACGCCGACGTCCTGCCGGGCCTGGGCGGTATCAGCCGCTCGGCAGATGTGGCGTGGAAAACAACCGCCGCTGAAGATAAGCCGTCCGACACTTATTCCTGGTCACAGGTGGCCGCGGTAGAAAAGGACGGCGCAGTAGATATCGTATCCACAAGGCAGGACGCCGACGCACCGAAGCGAGAACGTGGCCAGCCTTCGCCAGGCAAGGCGCGTCGCACCAAGGCGGAGATCGCTGAAGACGAAGCGGCCGACGCTGCGGGCGTCACCGAGCAGGCCCAGTCCATCTCGTCCGGCGAAGAACGCGTCGGACCTGAAGACGACGCGGAAACGCAAGCACAGGACGAGGCCGACGAACAGGCCGAAGTTGAAGCCAGCCGCGACCCCGAAGAGCCGTTGACCGTCGAGGATCTTAAGTCCGCGATGTCGGCCTACGTCACCAAGTTCGGCATGCCGGCCACGCAGGAAGACGGCGTCAATATCTTCGCATCCGCGCTCGGCAACCCGCCGGCAGGTGAAGCCGCATGGAAGATGACGCTGGTCGCCAACGCTGGCCAGGACAAGCTGAAGAAGGCGATCGATGCCTGGACGGCTGCTGCCGCTGCGGGTGAACGGTTCGGCGCGTGATGGTTGACCACGGCACCCGCGAACACGCGCAATGGTCAGCCAGCTCGACAGAGCGAAACTGGCAATGCAGTGGCGCGCTCGCCCTGACTGACGGCCTGCCGGAGAAGAATTCGGAAGCTGCTGATTGGGGGACCGCGTGTCATCAAATATCGGAGAAGTGCCTGCGCGGCGGTCTTGACCCGACCGACTTCATGGGCACGACCGAGAAGGGCAAGGTGCACGAGTTCGAAGTTGACGAGGAAATGGCCAACACGGCTATGGACTATGTCAGCTACGTGCGCCAAGCCGTCGTTGCCGCCGCGCCGCCGAAGATCAATCCGGCGTCGTTGCTCCAGATCGAACAGCGGTTCTCGCTGGCCGACCTGAAGCCCCCGTTCGAAGCGGGCGGAACGGCCGACGCGGTGGTCTACTGGCCGCGTGAAAAGCAGCTTGAGGTTATCGATCTCAAGGGTGGCCGCGGTCATGTCGTCGAGGTTGTCGGGAACCCGCAGCTCCGCACGTATGCACTCGGCGCCATGCTGGCAAATGGCAACCTGATGATCGAGACGATCAAGGTCACGATCGTCCAGCCGCGGGCTCCGCACAAGAGCGGTCGCACCCGGTCTGAGACCTTCCACGTCGCCGATCTGGTGGAGTGGACGGCCGAGCTGCTTCGGGCCATGCATCGGGCCAAGGACGCCATGCTCTCCAGGGCGACGATGAACTCGACGCTGTGGGAGAAGGAATACCTGGCGGCAGGAGACCACTGCAAATTCTGCAAGGCGGCTGGCTTCTGCCCGGCGCTGGAACGGAAGTCCATCGATGCGGTCGGTGTCTGGTTTGACGACCTCGATCAACCACGTTTGGCCAACACGCCAGACATGCTCTCGCCGGAGCGTGCGGCACAACTGCTCGACGCCGCCGACATGATCGACGGTTTCCTCAACGCCGTGCGGGCCTATTGGCACGCCCAGGCCGAGATGGGCGTCGAGATCCCGAACTACGTGCTGGTCGATAAGATCGGCCGTCGCAAGTGGAGATCGGCCGACGAGGCAATGATCGTTCTCACCTCCGAAGCGGTCGATGTTGACCCGTGGGAGCGGAAGATGATCTCCCCGGCACAAGCCGAAAAGCGGCTTGGCACCAAGCGAAAAGGTCTCATCGCAGACCTGATCGAAACTCCCGTCAATGGAACGAATTTGACGCGAGCAGATAAAACTACCCGGAAGGCGGCCACGCCTTCCGTAAACAAGCACTTCTCTGTTCTCGATTGAAAGGTAGAACATTATGGCAAGATCCGCAGACGTAAAATCACCGCTGGCCCGCCTGGCATTCACCGACAGCCTGTTCAAGCCGCAAGAGCGCGACAACGGCAAGAAGCAGTGGGGTTGCTCGCTGCTGTTCCCGAAGGGCACCGATCTGTCGGCGCTTGAAGGCGTGGCCATCGCAGCGGCAAAGGAAGAGTGGGGCGACAAGGCTGTCCAGATGCTCAAGGACAAGCTGATCCACTCGCCTTTCCTCGACGGTGACGGCCCGCAGGGCAAGAACAAGACGACCGGCGAAGCACACGCCGGCTTCCCCGGCCACACCTTCATCCGCGTCATCTCCGGCGAGGAATATCGTCCGAAGCTGGTCAATCGACAGGTCCTGCCGATCGCCGACAAGGCCGATTGCGCGTCCGGCATGCAGGCTTATGCGGTCGTCAACGCCTTCACCTGGGAGAACAAGGAGAAGGGCAAGGGCATCTCCTTCGGCGTCTCCATGATCCAGGTCGCCAAGGACGACGGAACCCGTCTCGGCGGCACAGGTGGCGGCGGCAATCCCGACCAGTTCTTCGAAAAGATCGCTGACGAGGGCGACGCTCCAGCCAGCACGAAAAACGGTGACGGCGCAGCGGGTCTTTTCGCGTAGGTCATTGTATGAAATCACGACAGACGACGGCCTACATGGCCGTCGTTTAACCCCCAACCAAGAGGATTTGAGATGAGAAGCAAGGGTACATACCGCGCCACGCGGCGCAACGAAGCTCGCGAAATGCTGAAGTACGTTCGCCGCGAGCAGAAGAAGAAGAATGCGACGTTCGCCGAAGTGTGGGCCGACGCACAGGCCCACTGGACCCGCCATGCGCCGCTGCCGGAAGTGAAACACCGACCCTTCCAGCCGGCAGGGAAGCGCTATCCGTTCAGCAGCGACCGGCAGAACGCCCGCTACGAGGGCCGCGCCAATGGCTGACATCAACGGAGGCAGCAACGCCCACGCCGTCGCGGTGGCCGATCTGAAAAGCTTCGTCCAGCGCATCCAGAACCTGGAAGAGCAGAAGGCCGAGATCGCCGAGGACATCAAAAGCGTCAAGGCAGAAGCCAAGGCCAAGGGCTACGACAACAAGGCGCTCGGCATCGCGCTTTCGCTCCTGAAGAAGGACGAAGGTACGCTCGGCATCGTCAAGGTCTACGCCGACGCGCTGGACATCTTCGGGTGAGCACGCTCGACCAGCAACTAGCGGAGGCCGTCAAAAGCGGCCTCCAGGGCATCACGCTCTTTTCGACGCGAGACGGACGCTGGCAGGCGTCCACGACTACAGACAGGCTCGGCTGGTCCGTCACCATCGACCCCGACCCGATCGCCGCCGTGCGGATCGCGCTGTCCGCCATGTCCACAAAGACGACCAACAGCGATGTACAGGAGGACATTTTCGGGTGAGAGTATTTATCGGGATGGAGACAAGCGGGGCGCTGCGTCGTCGCTTTCAGGCGCTCGGCCACGATGTCGTATCCTGCGACATTCTCCCGGCGGAAGACGATGGCCGCGGTCATATTCAGGGTGACGTGTTCGAAGTGCTGGAGGAGCTGCGCTGGCCCTACGGCTGGTGGCCGGATCTCGCCGTATTCCACCCGACATGCACCTATCTGACGAACAGTGCCGCGTGGGCATTCGGTGACGGCCCCTACCACCAGAACGTAAAGAGCGGCACGTTGGTCGGAGCCGCCAGGCGGGCAGCGCGCGAAGTAGCGCTGAACGACGTCCGCGCTATCATTCGCTTGCCGATCCGCCGCAAGGTGATCGAGAACCCGAT